AGGTCATCATAAAGAAGCAAGGCAGCTGATGACGATGTATAATAATAAAGAAATATAAAAGAAAATGAATTTAGGGGTTGACAAACTATATTGCATGTGGTATTATCAGTTATAGTGAGAAATAAAGAAGAGATAAATATAGTTATGGACCCATATTTTCATACGTTAATCTCAGCAAGTATGTTGGCTGTAGCTTTTTTTGTTGGAAAACATTTTTCTAGCAAATCATCTATAGAAGATATAGTTGCAGGGATATTGGATAAGTTAGAACAAGATGGTTTTATTGCTACTGAAGTTGATGCAAATGGTGATAAAGAACTTATCCCTGTTTCACAATTAATTGCAAATGCATTAGTTGATGCTAAAAAGACCTTGACAAATTATAAGAATTAGTATATAGTTATAATTATGAGTGGAATGCATCTATTGCCTGTTTATTATTCGACAACGAATAATCGTAAGCGCAAACAAAAGAAGAAGACGGCCTCTGTCCTAGAGGCTGAACGTCAACACGAAAAATTTCTAAAAAAGATGGGTATAGGCTCTCGTAGCTCAGTTGGATTAGAGCAACGGCCTTCTAAGCCGTGGGTCACAGGTTCGAGTCCTGTCGAGAGTACCAATAATAAAGGGGGGTGTAGCTCAGTTGGGAGAGCGGGTGCTTTGCAAGCATCAGGTCAGGAGTTCAATTCTCCTCATCTCCACCAAGATCAGTTTTATCATAAGTCTTCTGCTAAACCAGAACCAAATGTATATAGTGGTGAACGTAGACTTATCGGTATTGCTACAATGCATAAATCTAACAGTGTCCCTATTTTTGAGGACAACAAAGAACTTGCAACAGAGATTGCAAAAATGAGGAGATAAAATGAGAGTTGATGTAAGAAATAATAATGTTGATCAAGCCTTGCGTATTATGAAGAAGAAATTGCAATCAGAAGGATTCTTCAATGAACTAAGAGAACGAGAATTTTATGTGTCCAAAGGTGAAAAACGCAGACATGCAGCTGCTGCGGCAAAACGTAGGCATAAAAAAGATGCTGCAAAACGAATGGAAGAATTGGGTTACTAAATGGAATTAAAGGATCATGAGAATCCTTCTACAACGTCTACCCCACTAAAACATCAGCACCCGTTAAGCTGGTGGTTGAAGTGGGTATCGTCGCTAATTCTTATCGTCGCTATGATTGGTACTACAAACAATCTATATCCCTACAATATGTTTCTACAGTTCATAGGGGTTTCTGGTTGGTTGTGGGTAGCAATTCTCTGGAACGATAGGTCACTAATTGTTGTGAATGCGGTTGCATGTGCAATTTTTCTCAACGGTATTTTTCAATATTTCCTAAAGGGATAAATAGTAACATGGCACGAAAGAAGATAACTGCTACTACAGACAACAGTGAGTGGAAAGCGCCTAAGAAACGCAAACTTCGTAAACCTATGTCTGTTGAACAGAAGGCTGCAGCATCAGAACGTCTTGCAAAGGCAAGAGAGGCAAGAGCAGAAAAGAACCCTGATTATGGTATGTCTGGTCTGGCAGATAATCTTCATAATTTGCCTGATGAATATCCACTTAGTCCAAAGAAAGTTAGACAATGGATTAAAACACAAAAAGAATTGCTACGATCTGAAAAACAAGCAATCAAACAAAATATTAAAGGTTCTATTGCTCAAGCTGCTAGTCATGAAGGATACATTCGGTCCATGCAAAAATATTTGCGAGATGGAGATTGGGTAGATGTTTTTTATGGTGAACATCAAGAGAAGAAAATAGGTAGACGATGTGTCGCTCAAGCATACTATTGGTATGGTCCTAAGAAGGGACAACCAAAATATGATGTTGGTGTATTTTATCCATTACTTGGTGGAGTATATACACAGGAAATGTGGAATAAAGATAATTCCATACCAGAACATGAAGGAAGGAAGTCAGATGACTCCAAAGGAAAAAACAGGAAACGTGATAAAGGGTCCGTGGGCAAAAAGAAAAGTAAAGCCTCTTGATGAAGAAGCTCTTGCTCGCCGAGAAGATATGGCCTTTGCAGATGATTTGTGCCAAACATTACTTATTCAAATGATCCATACAATGGATGATAATAATGTTGATGTTGGTCAGAAATCTTTTGCTCAAGACATGTCTCTTATTATTGAGTTGACAAAGGGGTGTATATATAGGGATATGTCATTAGAACATCCCATTCATAAGATGGTTGAATCTCTTGTTGAGATGTCAGAAGAAGAGGATAATAACTTTACTGCTGAAATCAAAGAAGATGTTGTTCAAAAATTTATTGATATGATGGAAAGTGAAGATGATGACGGCCCTGAAATTCCATAAGCCATTTAGTCCTATGATTATGGAATCATCTGTTCCAGACAAGTTCTTAGATATTGTCAATGATACAGCTGATAAAGTTCTAAATAGTGAAACTGCAAGCATTGAATGGGATTGGTCGCATATGCTTGTTGGTAAAGTTCATAAAGAAGTTCAAATACCTATTAAGAATAAAGAACATAGGGAGTTTCTTTTTACTACTATGAAGAATGCATGTGTTGATTATCTTAAAGAAAGTATCAAAAACAATACTTCTTATGGTTGGAAAAAGATTGCTAATAATACAGAACCTACTATAGACAATATTCATTTGACTCATAGTTGGGTAGTTAGTCAATATGCTGGAGAATATAATCCTTGGCATCATCACACTGGGGATTTCTCAGCTGTCGTATATCTTAAACTACCACCTAAGATGAGTGAAGAAGTTGAAGAAGATTTTAAGGATCACTATCCAGCAAATGGATTGATAGAATTTATGTTTGGAGAGAGCCAAGAGTTTCGTAGTGATAATTTAAAATTTAAACCAGAATTAGGTAAGTTGTTAGTCTTTCCTTCATGGCTAAGACATTTTGTATATCCTTTTAAGTGTGAGGGTGAAAGAAGAAGTATGAGTTTCAATGCTCATATGGTAAATAGAGAGAAATAATAATTATGATATTAGTTGATATGAATCAGATTTCAGTTGCATCTGTAATGATGCATCTGCACATGACAAAGCAGACCAAACCTGATGAAGATATGGTTCGCCATATGATTCTTAATTCCTTACGCATGTATCGTATGAAATTTTGTGATGAATATGGTGA